TGCAGGTATCGGAAAATGGAGAATTACCTATTCAGAACTTAATTGAGTTTTATATCTACGAGAATTTAGACGAGTCCTACCCAGACGCAGGCCCAAGCAATCCATTCTTAAATTATAATGGTTCCATTCTCCAGTTTATTAAAGACGTTTCTGCTAAGCCTTTTAATGAAATGTATTGGACTCATGATCGTGGGTTAGCTACTTTTAATTACCGCCCTACACCGTTTGATCCCGAAAATTGGATGGGCTTGCCTGTTAATGAAATTGCTCCCGGTGATATTATGAGCGTTAATATTCAAAACAATGACCAAGAGCAGGCTTCGATCTTTAAGCTTACGCCTACACAAGGTATGGGGATAGATCAGTATGACGGAGGCTTTACAGGGAATATGGCACCATTAACTAATATGGAGCTTATTCACCGTTATGGTTATAAGTTAATGAATGTACAAGTTGATTACTTTAATGGTAATAAACAAGAGGATCCACTGTCACAAGTAACAGCAGGGGACGACTAATGCAGACAGTGAAGCTATGAAAGGGTGGACTCAAGAAGAAGCTATGCTTCATGCTCCTTATTACACATCTGTAGTTGATGCTTTTTATTATACTAGTGGACGTAAGGCTAACGGAGAAGATATTTCTATTCCTAAAGAAGCTGGTGGGTCTGCTCAGTATAATGCTGTAAATGAAGCGATTAAAGCTTCTGGTAATGCTTATGATTTTGCTCGTTCGGTTGCTGGCTTAGGAATTAGTCAAGAAGACGCTAATACACTATGGACAATGCGTAATCACTTTAATCGTACTAGCTACCTTAGTGTGATGATGCCCTAATTACACTCCTACTAATACAGCTATTTCTAAGAATTCTAAGTACTTAAAGAGTTATGATCGGATGGCTAAAAACCCTGAAAAAGCGGCTGGTGAGTTGATTGACGAAATGGGTTATACAATTGGACCAGAACAGGCTTGGGAGATTGTACAGTCTGCTTTAGCTAATGGGGGTAAGCCTAGTGAGGCTGATTATGACCGGATTATGAATTCAGTTCCTTTTGACCAAGGACATGATGGTATTAATGGATCACCAGATAGTGGTCAGCAATCTGTACCTTTCTTATTCCTTAGATATACCCAGAAATTATTTGATTGGTACGCAGATAATGCTAAGTTCTATTCTGGCACGATTACTTTAGGATCGCTTTCTACACCAATGGTAGATTGGATTGGTGAGCGGGTAATGTTTTATGATGACCCTTCTGGTGTCTGGTGGGAATTTTATTGTGAAGGTGTGACTACTAGTTGGAGTTATGCTAATGGACTACAAGTTACATTGAATGTTACTCGTGGTGTTCCTTTAAGATCTGAAACAGATGACTTTTATCGTAGATTTACTGAACCATGGAGTTTTAAGGGTAAGTTTACTCGTTTCCTTGGTGGCTACTTTGGTGAGCAAAATCTTGCTACTGCTATTTCCAATGCAAGTAAAGATAGTGGAGGAGATAGTGGAGGAAAAGGTTCGGGAGACCTCATAGAAAAAGCTAAGGATATTATGAATAATGAAAACTGGAGCTATTCACAACCTATGCGTACAGATTTTCGCAAGAATGGTCATGCAGATTGTTCAAGCTTTGTTTGGTATGTATGTAATGCTTGTGGGTATGATGTAGGTTCATCTGCCTTTACAACTTATACAGAACCTAGTATTTTAGATGAAATTAGTGCTGATGATACTGGTTCAGGGTCTATTGTTGTTAATGATAATGGTGGTAATTCACACACTGCTTTTCTTGAAGAGAAGTGGAAGGGTGATGATACAGCAATTATTAATATGGGTGGTCGAGACAATCACGGTGGACCTAGTGGAGATGTTAATGAAGATACCTATGGAATGGCTTTTGCTAAAGGTGGGTCAATAAAATTTTATAAGCCAAAAAAGAAGTAAAGTTGGATTGATTTTTACTAAGAAATAGAGGAATTAGATTCTCTATTTCTTTTTTATTTTTGTATTTTTTGTACAAAAGTAGTTGAAAATTCAACTAAAAGTGTTATACTTAAAACATGAAGTTAAGGAAAGGAAGCATAACAATGAAGAAAGGTAGTACATCTGATTTAGTAGAAGATATTAATAAGAAGTATGATCCAGAAACGATTAAGAAAACGTTGATTAAGTTTCAGCAATTGCAAGAATTGGGTTGGGAGATTATCATTGATCCTGTAGAGAATGAGGCTTATAGTATTAAATCTGATGATGAAACAAAAATTGTTTATCGTCCTTATGTATATGCGCCTGATCGACATGGTGAAGATTATATCTTGAACTTAGATACTTCTTTTGACTCATATTATAGTTATTTACAATGTTTAGTTGATACTGTTAAGGCTGTTTCTAAGTTAGATAATCATTATAATTGTCCTTATTGCTCTATGATTAATGGAGAAGGTAAAAAGATAGAAATTGATAAAGATTCTTATATGAGATATAAGACTGATGGTGATATTATAAGGTTGATCGTTTATCGTGGTGATACTATTGAACCCGAAGAGGTACAGGATATTGACTCTAGTTATTGTATGATTTGTGGGAGGAAATTACCATGAGTAATTAAAAACCAAAAGGTGTTGGGGACGTAAAGATTACCCAAAAAGACATAAGCGAGCTAAGGATAACAGACTATTACTATATGAGGTGAAGGGCTAATGCTACACACATACAGAAAGACAGCCTTAATTGAGGCTGAACAGTTCGATGGATCAATTAAGCGGATAGCTAGGTACAAGATACATATTGTTGGACCAACATCACGAGGTGACACTTCTTATTTCTTGCTTCCAACAAAAGAAGGGAATATGAAGCTTAATGCTGGTGATTATATTGCTACCGGTGTTAAGGGTGAGCATTGGGCTATTGATAAGGATATATTTGAGAAAACTTATGAAAGGGTAGAATAATGAAGTTTTTAGAGGGTTTTGGTTTTGGCTGGTGGTCTAGTGGATTGTTATTTTGGGTACTAGTCCTTATGATTGATTTACCAATTAGTTGTAGTTATAAAACTTTAGCGATTATACTTTTAACTCTTGAAGCTATAATCTCTTTTGCTGGTCTTGGAGTTTGGGTTTATTCTATGTGGAGGTCTAAGAAATGACTAAAGTTAAAGTAAATAAAACTCGTAAGTTTCATTCAGCAGAGGCTTGGATCGTAAAAGATTGTCAAGGCAATTATGTAACGTCTGTAGAGTTCTTACGGGATACGCCTAAGAATGTTAAGACTGCTTATTATAACAAGCCTGCATTTGATATTCTTAAATTCGGACAAATTTGTGTGTTTAATAATTATTTAGAAGCTTGTGCAGTTGCTAATGAATGCGGTGGTAAGGTCTATGAATTAGGATTAATTAAAGTGGGGTAAGTTAAAATGACTTTTGAAGAATTTAGTACTATTTTAAGTGATAATAATGTTTATCTTAGGCACAAAAAGTATGGTATTTATGAACTTAGAATTGAAGTATACTAAGAGTGCTTTTTTAGTTATCAACTTAGACTTAGATGAGCTTATAGAGAGTTGTCATTGGAATAATTTAAGTCATGTAGATTATGGATGCTTGTTATTAACTATGAACGAGGTAGAGGACTTTAGAAAGACACCTATTAATTTGCGTTCAAAATTAAAAGAGTATACTATCCAAGTAATTGCTGGTAATTCTCAAGGTTATCTTAAATATTATTTACCAGATAGAGAATTTTCTATTGGTAGCAGTATTAAGTCAGACAATTATCAAATTGCTTTTACTAAAGATGAAATCGAAGGATTTAAAAAACGTAATGATATTGCTGTTGATTGGAATAAAGCAATAATTAAGAAGGTAGACGAAGATGATTAAATATAACAGGAAAGATCATATCTTAGAGGTTGATACTCCTACTAATAAGTTTGAATTAGATCAAGCCGATTTATCTTCCTTACGACAAGCTTTATCTGATTTACCTGCTCATAATTCAAGTGAATTAATTAACTTAGATTATTTGAAAGACTTATATAGTAATCATCAAAAGTATCTTACTTATTTAGCCTATAATATGGTTTATAATCTAATCTAAAATACATCTACGAGGACTTTAATATATCTAAATGGTACATTCCCTATGATTACGAGGGTGTGGCATCTTTTTCAGGTAGTGAATTGATTCCCGGGTATAAAGATACCATTTTATGGGGAGGTATTCCTGATAAGCTTATTTTGGAACAAGCTGAATTAGTTTTAAAAGACTTAGAATCTCATGGAATTAAGATTAAAAACTCTTATACCGAAGATGGTGAATTGATAGTATATGTAGACGAAAGTATTTTTAAGGATGGTAAATAATTATGTATGCACTTTATAATACAAAGACTGGTAATTATGTAAAATCAATTGGTACTTCTGCTTTTGATAATGCGAAGATTTATTCTGAAACGGCTATGCTGGCTGAAGTTCCTTTTCTTAGTAAAGATCTTTATACAGCAGACCAGTTAAAGAATTTTAACACCCTAGCTAATATGGCTGATGGTACTTTAGGTAATAAGGCTGTATCAATTGAAGATTCACTTAATTGGGGGTTAAATAAGGTTAGTTCTCTGCTTTATTCTACTACCCGTGATATTTATAATAAGGATCTTATTAAGGGTGAAGACTTTGGGGTCATTAACAGACACTTTTATTTCAATGATGTCTAGCTATCTTGATTTTGACGTTAATGCTTATCTAAAGGATAAAGCTACTTATTTAGCTACTTTTAATGGACCAATTAATGATGAATTGGCTAAGAAAGCACAAGAAGCTCAGAATGCTAAGAAACAAGCACAGGCTGAGAATGATCAGAAGCAAGCTGAGATTGACGCAAAGAATAAAGTAAAGGATTAAGGTAGGGTGTTAAACTATGAAATATGCTCTTTATAACAATAAGGAAAATAAGTTTGTTAAGCTTTTAGCTACTCGAATGCTGAGTCATGAAACTATTTATGAATTAACATCTGATGTGGAAGAAGTTAAAGAATTGACTGATAAGCCATATACAGAAGCAGAACTACATCATTTTGAAGAAGTAGCTGGAGTAGAAAAAGGGTCTTTTGAAAATTACAAATTAAGTATGCAAGATGAGGAGGCTTATACGGTATATAATGCAGGAGATAAAGCTTTGCAATCTATCCATGAGTACCTATGTATGCTAGATCCTCGTAATGTAGATAGTATTGCTGATTTTGTAGATCGGATTCAAACAACTATCTACAACTTGACTGATTTTGATATGGAAGAGTATTTTGAAGATAAAGATTATTATTTAGATGATTTAAGAGGAGAGAATGGCTGGGACAATGAAAATGATTAGTCTAGTGGTGGGGTCAATAGGTATTATTCTTATTCTATCCATTGCTTATCTTATTAAAGAGTAAATAGGTTAGTTGACTATGTTTTAGGTAAGGATAATTCACTTATTAATCTTGGCGTTCCTGATACGTCATATATTGAATTACCAGACTATCTTTTCGTGCTATCAGTTTTTAGTAAACCTATTAATGACCGTATAATTATTGGGGTCTATAGCAGTAGTGATAAGGCAAAAGAACGAATGGGTTATTATAAAAAGTCGTTTAAACACCCTGAAAATTATGTAGATTATCGAATTGACTCTATTCCCAATAATTTAGAGGGTGGTGAGTAGTGTGTGGGCTAATCTTTTTTGGCTAGTGTTTGGTTTAATAATGGGTGCTTGGTTCTGGGGTATGATTATAAAGGAACATTATGTGAAGAAGCTAGTTGGTTACTATAAGCAAGTTGAAACACTCCAGAAGATAGTACAGCGTCAAGATAACCGAATTCTTGATTTAATATATAATTCAAATAATTTAATAGCTAATTCTATTTCTAGTTTAGGGAATAACAATACTTCATATGTTCTTAAGGCTACTGATCCAAAAACTGGTAAGACTGTAATTTTAGGATCATTTTCAGATTATAAATCAGCAAAGAAAGCTATGGAAGAACTAAAGCAAATTATGAAATATGATAAATATTTTATTGAGAAGACTACTGTTGCTGGTCCTTGGAATGTAGCAAAGGAGGATAAATAATGGGCAAATTAATTGCGTCACTATCTATTTCATTTCTTATTGCTTGCCTTATTATTATTTTGCTCTTCTATAGTCCTAAGATTTTTTGTTTTATTAAAAGGCAACTTAATTATATTTTGATTAGTGCTAATAGGGCACGTATGGATTATATTTTTGCTACCTTAAAGCGTAAGAAAAAACTTCGTTCTTATGCTAACTATCGGATTAAAGAGCAAAATAAATTAATTCGTAGAAAAGAAATTGTAATAGATACACACTATGATCCTGTTTTTGACTCTGGTGGTTTTATTCTTGATGATAATGATCTTGATTATTTAACTAAAGTTTTAAGAAGAAAAGGCTTTACTGTTGTAGAAGATACTACTTCTAAGGGTCAAAAGTATATTATTGTGTCTTGGAATGAAGCAGGATTAAGAATATCCTAAAATAAAGGAGAAGATTAATGGTTATTAATGGTTATAATTTGGTTATTGGTATTCTTATTGGTATTTCTATTACTGTTATTATAGGCTTGATTGCTATAAATCGAGAACCTAAGGTTGAGTTGGAACCTCAAAAGGTTAAATTACCTGAGAAACAATCTTCTGATGATATAGCTTCAATAAAAAATGAGATAAGTAAGCTGTGGAACGCTTTTTCAAGTATTGATCGAAAAAGTGAAAAATTTTTTGATCAGTACAAGGAGAAGGTGATGAGTTTACAACAGCGCATAGGTACTGATTTAGATAAAGATGATCCTCGTAGACATCTGCGGGTAAATGGTTTTAATCGTCCGGTTGTTTTCATTGTTGAGTACACCTATAACGATGACTATGGTTCCTATACTAGCTCTGATGTTTTTGCTTATAGAGAAGATGCTGAGGGGTTTGTTAGAAAGTTGAAAGACTTACCATCTGGGGTATCTGATATATCAATTAGCCCTAGGATTGTTTATCTTGATAAGGATAAAACTTTAGATAATGTGGATTAATTTTTAATAGAGGTTGACAACTAGGGTCTTATGTTCTATACTAATAATGTTCCTTATTTTAGTAGGGAAACTGTTTCAAACTTTTATCTGAATTCTTTGTTTGTTTTTCTTTGGCGGGGTTTTCCCTGTTTTTTTTTTATCTTAACTATTGTATTTTACTTAAAGTGTGCTATACTATAGTCATGGTTATGTTAATGAAGCATTTAGTCAGACTGGCAGTGACTCTATGTTTGTTTGCATTACCTCCTTTATTAAATTAGTCGATTAGAAGAGTACTTATCCTATGGGTAGGTACTCTTTTTGTTTGGGTCTATATTAATTAATGACCACTAAGATATATCTTAATATTATTTGTTTCTAATTAGAAAGGAGTTGTCGATAATTGGCAACTGTAGCAGGTCAAACGGTTAGGTATTAGCTGTTTTAAAACCTCTCTTAAACGGGTAAAGCTGAATAAATAGTAGTAATAAAAGAGAATAGGCTAGTAAGAAAGACTAAGCCCTGTAATCTACTAGGGGTAGAGTTGACCAACCGTTCTAAATTAAATGACTAACGACTAAAGTTCTAATAATTTATTAGATAAAAGCCTTAGGGTGTAATAGAGAGGACTCCATATTTGGGGTAAGATATAGTCTAAAATTATATAAAAATATAAATATAAATTTTGTAATACCTCTAACCGAATTTATATTATGGCCAAGAACCACTTAATTGCACGTGCGCAAAGTTTGACAGCTAATAGAAGTTATGGTACTGAGGGTGTATACGAAATCGGATCCATTAACTAGCATAGTGGTGGTTAACAGTAATGTTAATTGAAAAATTCTACTAAACGGGTAAAGCTGAATAACTGAATTGAATAGGCTAGTAAGAGAGGCTACGTCCAGAGGTGGATAGAGCTAACCAACCGTTCTAAAACAAAAGACTAACGATTAAGTCCTTATTAGATTAAGATAAGGTAATGTAGAACCTCTTATAGAGAGGAAGATATAATCTAATCTTTTTAGAAATAAGTAGTTAATATAATGTATGCCAAGGGAACACGTATACCTCAAATATACGGGTTCTCTTACACTAGAAAGATTTCGTATGGTACGAGATAACCTTGCATCTAAACAAATGGATATAGCCCATCTGGGAGAAGACATCTTGCAAGCTGACGTTTTAACCATTTCTGTAATGGATAGCGTTACTAAAATGGTAGTCGAAGCGTTTTACGGATGCAGTGCTTCCACCTACAACACCAGTTATAGAGCCAATCCAAATCGTATCTGAATCTATTGAGTTTCTTTACCTCAGCTCTTCGACTGGCTCACAGTCATAATTATTATATGGTGTATTGATAACTAAATAAATTAATTTAATAGCGTATATCATAATCTAATATCTAGGTAACGATATACGCTATTTTATATACTTTATTTCTTTTGATAAAATATACTCTTGAATGATAAATTAATTGGGGTATAATTATATAAGAAAGAAGGAATAGTATTGAAAAAATTAACTTTTGAAGAATTTAATTATAGGGCACAGCGTATACTAGGATCTAGTTATGTTTTTTATCCTCCATATAAGGATATGAAAACGCCTGTTAAATATAAGCATTTAGTGTGCGGTACTACTGGAACCTTAATTCCTGATAACATTTTTAGGGGTAAAGCTAAATGCAAGTATTGTAGTATGAGGAGGAGATCTGGTAGACGTATGATAACAGACGATGAGTTTAGGAAAAGGCTACATAAAGTCCGCTCTAGCGATGATATTATTTTACTTGAGCCTATACATGGTATTTTTAAGAAAACCAAGGCAAAATGTCTTGTGTGTGGATATGGTTCAAAAGGTGAATGGACTCCTCTTCCAGTTAACTTATTAAAGGGTAAAGGGTGTCCTAATTGTGCAGGTAATGCCCCTAAAACACCAGATAAGGTAATTAAAGAAGTCAAAGATTTAGGGAAGGGTGAGTATGAATTATTAGGAACTAAGAGAACTAAAAAAGATGGTTTATGGTTACATTTACTCCATAAAGAGTGCGAAAATGATTATTGGGTTCGTGACTATAGTTTCATACATGGTTATCGTTGTAAATTTTGTGCTAATAAAGCAACAGGTGACAGATGTAGGCTATCCTTAGACGAAGTTAAGCAACGAATTACAAGGGTTGCTGATAGTCGTTATACATATGTAAGTGGTAATTATAAGAACAACCAAAGCCCTATCTATGTAAGGCACAACGTATGTGGTACTGTGTTTAAAACCACGTGGGGGCAACTTAGTGCTAATAGGGGATTGTGTCCTAATTGTGGTTCTTCTAATGGTGAGCAGGTGATTATGAACTATTTAGTATCACACAGGATTAGTTACTCTTATGGTTATTTAATTCCAGATTTAATAGATAAGAAAAACCTTCACTTTGACTTCTGGTTGTCTCAATTCAATACTGCTATTGAATATGATGGCCAACAACATTTTAATCCTGTCGATTTGTTTGGAGGTAAAGAGTGTTATGAATTGCAAAATAAACATGATGAAATGAAAGATAATTATTGTAAGAAAAAAGGTATTAATTTAATTAGGATTAAATATAATGAAAGTATTAAGGACACATTAGACTATTATCTTTTACCTTTAGTAGATAAGCTTAGTGACGTTGAGTTTAGAAAGGTAGAGAGTACAGATCTTAACGAGTTAATGATTAGGTATCATTATTTACACCGTAAAGTGACTACTTCTTATTGTTATGGTTTATATTATCGAGGAAGTCTGGCAGGAATGGTAACATATACAAGACCTAGAATTAGCCTTGCTCAGTCAATCTCGCCTTTAGCTAATAAAGATAACACCCTAGAACTATCCAGACTATACATAAAAGACGAAGTAAGCCAAAACTTAAAGAATATTACTTCTAAGTTTGTCTCATGGACTTTAAGACAATTAAAGCAAGAGCAAGATGGCAACTGGTTCATTATCTCATTTGCTGATCAAGGTATGCACCATACGGGAGCAATCTATCAAGCTACTAATTTCTTATACTGTGGGACTACTAAACATCGTGAATACTCTTGGAATGGATATGGTAAGCATGGCGGTGTATGGGAAAAAGGTCATTACTATAGGTATATGATAATTAGTCCTATCAAATATCGTTACATTATGTTCTTAGGATCAAAGACTTTTAAGAAACAAGCCCGTAAGACCCTTAAATTTGATATTGAACCTTATCCTAAACAAGATAGCGTTCACTATTCTGTAGGTGATACAGAGGAAAGACTAATTCGAGACCGAGAAACTGGTAAGATTTGGAAAGAGTCTGAGTTAGTTAAACATCTAAAGAAAGATTAAGGGGAATTAAGAAAGAGGTATAACAACGAAACTGTTGGAGAATATTCTTTCTTTTTATAATTAAGTATTGACAACCTGTCTATTCTATTGTATTATAATAGTTGTAAAGGAGTTGTTAAGCTATGCGAAGAAAAACTGATAAAGAATTTAAACAAGAATTGCATGATTTAGTAGGTGATGAGTATACAGCTTTAGATCATTATGAGAAAGGAACAGTCAAGATTCATATTAAGCATAATAAATGTGGTCATGTGCTGTATGTTTATCCTTGAGTTTCTTACAAAGACCCCACTGTCCCTTATTGTAGTGGTCGCCCTCGTTACACCCCAGCAGAGTATAGGGAGTATGTAAAAGAAATGACTAATGATGATACGAGGTTTTAGACGACTTTGTAAATAATAGGACACCAATTCGTTATAAACACAAAAAATGTGGTACTGTATTTAAGACTCTTCCTAATACTTTTAGTGTCGGGTCTACTCGTTGTCCTGTATGTGCTAATAAGGTTCGTTCTAAGAAACAATCCTTAACTACTGAGGAATTTAAGGAGCGAGTTCGTAACTTACCACATGGAGACGAATTCGAAGTTCTATCTGAATATAAAGGCTACCACCAACGTGTTACCTTTAAGCATAAGAAGTGTGATACTGTATGGATGACTACTCCAGCCAGTTTCTTTCCTTAGCTAAACATAAAGTGTCCAGGTATGTGCAATTAATTCAACTAGAAAGGTTAAGTAATTATGGAGAAAGTAATTAAGAACTATTTAGACAATGTAGATAAAGTAGAAGAGGAATTATCCCGAAAGAAAAAGCTGTTGAATAAGTTTGATAATATTTCAGATCTTTTTAATTTCTTATATGTAGGTAATCTTACTAAGGACTTATCTTCTATGATCCCTAGCCATGACTCCTTAGCTTTAGACGATGGTTTGTTTAATGGTAATGAAAAGGCAATGAGAGAGGCTTTGGGGGCTGAATTTAAGAAAAGGTTAGAAAGTATCGGAATTAAGAATGTGGGGGTAGACACGGATGGCTGGAGATTAGGATTTACATATTCCGTCTCCTTACTCTAATGATATTGTAATTGAGTCCTTAATCTCCTAACCATAATGTTAAGTTAAATTATTATGCAGACGTTAACTCTTTAAGCCAGTTATCCAGAGTAGACGAAATTAATATTGACTTAGTGTTAAAGTACTTTAATCCAATGGCTAACTATGGACGTTTTAAATGGGATCTAAAAGGTATCATTGCTCAATCATTAAATGAGCATGATAATGAGTTTTGGTATGATGATTTATTAACTGCTTTATCGACAGATCGTGACTATTTAATTCAATGCTTGACCTTATTTAGGGGTATGCAATATGATGATGACTCTATAGAATATCCTAATTACTTGTCTGAACGGTTAAAGAGTACTGTTGAAAGATTAGAGTCTATCCATGCTTATACCCAAAAGGGTTTAGCTAAAAAGATTAAAAAGGAACTTAAAAAGTCATATTTAGAACATCAAATTGATATTATGATTAAGCCTAAGTATTTCTACTACAATCGGAAAGCTTAACCAGTTTAAGCAGGATATTGACCACGCAGAAGTATGGAGCTAATACTATTGATCTTCGTAAGTCTACAGAAGATTACTACCGTGGTATCTTTACGGGATTATTTAATAAGAAGGTTAATATTAATTGGTTTGTTAAAAACTCTAATGACGATTATGTAAAACTTTAAATAATATAATTCCCTCTTTCAGAACTACATTAAAGCTAGAATAAAAGCAATTCTGTTGTACAATGTAGAATAACGAAAGGGGGATTTTTTGTGGGTCAAAAGATCAATATACCCTCACAAAATCAACCGTTTAGAAAGCAATCTTCCTTAGGTGGAGATGTTAGCTTTCGGAATTTAAACGGAACAAATGATAATTCATTTATTACTTTAGCTAAGGTAACAAAAGTTTATTATAAACAAGGTAAATTAGATTTTAAATTAACTAATACTGTTTCGATTGTACAAGAGCAGGGTGGAGATGGTTCTGGATCAGCTCCTATCCCTGTTGACTTCTTTGGACGTAAGCCAGATGGTCAAGTTTTTGGTCATTATCGTCCGGTTAAAGTTGGAGACTTGATTGCAATTGCTTATATCAATGGTCACCGTTCTAATCCAATTGTAATTGGTGTTTATCCCGACTCTGCACCAGATTATGAATTGATTTCACCATCAATGTTTGAAACTGGTGATGATAATGATTCTGGAATTGCTGAGACTGGATTAGCTGAGCAAAAGGTTTATCCGTCAATGCAGACTAGCTACCGTTCTGGTTCTGGTACGATTGCAGAAGCATTAAACGGTCACTCGTTTTTAATTTTAGACGATGAAACAGCTAATCAGTATGACCAGCTTTGGACTGATTATGAGTCTGTTGGTTTCTTTAATCATAATGGAGAAACAACTAATCCGTTAAAAGAGGAAGCTGGTAGTTGGCTATTAGTTCATGAGGATAATCCAGATGGTGATGGCGATGGCCATCGTACTCGTTTTTACGTTAACCCTAAAGGTGAAATTCAAATTGTACTTATGGGTTCTGATTCAGAGGGTGATGTAGCTGTACTAGAGGGTTCTCGTAAAGACGGGTTTACTCTTAAACATTATAATGATCTTTCATCGATTAAAGCTGGTGATAAGGGGCAAGATGTCTATAATCCAGACTTTGACGTTGCTAAGAAATACGTAGAGCTTAATATTGGTAAAGATCAGTCTATTCTTATGCAGGCTGTAGACCAAGGCTTTTCCGGTGGTAATACTAATCTTACAGTTAAGCCTGACGGTGTTTACTTAAACGATAAGCCTTTAAATGCAAGCATTACAGACTCGGTAAGAGAACATAGTAAAGAAGTAGCGGACGCTATTTCTAAAGATTTAACCACTACTAAAGAGTGGGAGGACTTTGATAAGCGGGTTACTCAAGCCTGGTAAGGACGCTAAAGACGCTGGTGATAAAGCTAAGCAAGCTGGTGAAGATGCTAAGCAAGCCGGTATTAAGGCAGAAAAAGCAGGGGAAGACGCTAAGAAGACTGGTGAGGATATTAAGCGTCCATATTGTTTATTATGCTTCTGCTTTCCCCCAAGGGGATCACTACATTCCGGGTAAGTATTTAGCGATTAATACTGAAACTTATATTGCTAATGGTATTATTAAGTCTGCGATGATTGAAGACGGGGCTATTGATAATGCTAAAATTGCATATGAAGCTGTTGGTAGTTCACAGATTGAAGACTTAGCTGTTACTCGTGGTAAATTAGCATACATGGCTGTAGGGACTGCTCAAATTGAAGATCTTGCTGTGTCTGATGAAAAAGTAGACCACCTTTCCTTTAATCATATGGAGGGGGAATTATTAGATGCCCATAAGATTAGAGTTCGTAATCTTTCGGGTGATAGTATTTCTGCTAAAACTCTTACTGCTGATAAATTAATTATTGGTGAATTAGGGGATATTACAGATAAACTAGGGACGATCGTAGATGGTAATATTATTGTTAAAGGGAATGGTAAAGATTCTGGAGTTACCTTAGACGGGTTAGACGCAGATAATCCCGATGTCTATACCCCAAGTAAGAAAGCTATTTTAGCTAATATTGTCAAGGCTATTAGGTCTAGTGCTTTGGCTAGTTTAGACTACGCTAAGCAAGTAGGTTTAAGTAATGATCCCGTAGCAATAGATTTACAGAATAAATATAACGCAATGGTTGACGGTTTAGCTCCTATCTTTAATGATATGACTGCTACTACTAACTTTGACCATAATACAGTTGAGCAATTAACATCTGAGTGTAATAATGCAATTGATAAATTCCAAAACCTTGCCAATAGTCAATTAAATCGTAAGATTGGGCAAACCGCTGATAATAAGAATTCTGTTTATCAAGGCTATGAACAGCCTGCTAATCCACATATTAATGATATATGGTTCCAAGAGAATTCAGACGGAACTTATCAAATTAGGGTTTATGATGGCGGATCTTGGATTAGTCCCGGTATGCAGGATATTAAAGAAGTACAAGAATCAGTGTCTACTTTGCCAAGGTCATACTATAGTTCTATACAGCCAGCTGGGACAGATTATAAAGACGGTGACATCTGGTATAAAACTAGTACCGATACAACTAACAATACCGTAGTATATACTGCGTACAAGTGGAATCGTAATACTAATACATGGGATCCTCTGTTAGACGCAACTAGCTCACATAACTATATAGGATCCGCACCAGCTAACCCAATCGATGGGGACTTTTGGATGGATAATACCACTCTTAAACAGTATCAAAATGGGGTCTGGAAAACAATTCCAACCCAAGGACCTCAAGGTGTTCCCGGTGTTAGTGCAAAACAACAATACATTCATACTGCGTATGCAACTAGTGCTGATGGTAATAATAATTTTAGTGTGGATAGCTTTAGTGGGGCTACTTATATTGGTTTGCTAGTTGATTTTGATGAAGAAGATTCTAAGGATCATACTAAGTACACATGGTCATTAATCAAGGGTAAAGATGGTACAGATGGTAAAGATGGGGTACCGGGTAAGCCGGGTGTAGACGGTAAGACAAGTTATGTACACTTTGCCTATGCTAATAGTAGTGATGGTAATACTGATTTTAACCTAGAATACTTTGCTAATGCTCTATATGTTGGTACTTATACTGATTTTACAGAATCGGATTCCTCTGACCATACCAAGTACACATGGTCTAGGTTAAGGGGTGATAAAGGGGACCAAGGTATTCCCGGTGCAGATGGTACAGATGGTAAAACTTACTACACATGGATCAAGTATGCTACTGATAGTAGTGGTAGTAATATTAGTGATTCCCCGACTGGAATGAGCTATATAGGAATAGCTTATAACAAAGGAAGTCAAACTGAATCAAGTACGCCTACTGATTACAAGTGGACTAAAATTAAGGGTGATGACGGTATTCCCGGTGCTAAGGGTGCAGATGGTAAGACAAGTTATTTCCATGTTGCTTATGCTAATAGTAGTGATGGTAGTAACGGATTCACAACTAGTCCAAATATAAGTAGTAGCTATCGTTATCTAGGAACTTATACAGATTATACAAGTACAAGTAGTAGAAACCCCTCTTCTTACACATGGGCACCAATGTTTGACTCAACTAAGAAACGCAACTTTACTTCCCAACCAACCACACCTTACGCTGTGGGTGATACGTGGACAGAATCAGGTGCTACTTATTTCTGTACAACTGCACGGGATAGTGGTGCATTCACAGCTAGTGATTGGACAATGCAACAATTAACCATTCATTCGTTGGCTCCCAGTGTTACTAATAGTTTGTACAATGATAACCTTGTTATTGGTACTAGTCAAGATATTGTCGTTGATGACACAGCAAATACTGGTACTCAAGGTTGGTGCTTTAATACAATCCCAATTAATGCTGATTTGAAAGTTGGAGATAAAATTACTGTTTCTGTTGAAAATGTGACTATGACAGGAAAAGGTGATTTATCAAAATGGGGTGCAACTTTATATAGCAAGGATATTAGTGAAATGCGTGCTAATAATTATGAAGTTAATGCGGGTAAGAATGCCCAAGTAACAATTACAGTAGATTCAATGAAAGATCCCAATAAGCAAACCGCATTGCTCATTTATTCTGGTCGTGTGAGTGATACTGAAGGAAAGAAAGCAGTATTCCACCACCTTAAAGTTGAACGGGGCACGGTTGCTACCCCTTGGTGCTTATCACAATCTGAACTTACAACGACTACTAGAGACTATAGAGGTGTTACTTTAAATGACAGGGGGCTAACTGCTACCGCAGGAAGTACAACGGTTGCTATGAACTCTAACGATGGTTTTCTTATTAATAATGCTAGCGGACAGGTATTCCATGTAGATACTAGTGGTAATCTTAATATGAAAGGTAATATTACTGCGGGTAACATTTCTGGAGTTAACTTTATCGGAGATAATTTAACCCTTAATAACTCACTGCAAGTTATTAATGGTAATATTTCTGCTGATAATGGTAATGTTGTTATTAACTCTAATGGTCTTACCATTAAAGACGGTGGATTGAAAATTGTTAATAGTGAAGGCGAAACTACTACCATGATTAAAGACGATGGTACTTTTGCTACTAATAAAGGTTATTTTAGTGGTGAGGTTCATACTACTAAATTGTCATTAAGTGGTACTGACTCTGATATTAATATGGGAGGGAAATTTATGGTTGACTCCCATGGTAATGTAACCGCTAAATCTATTACAATTACTGGCGGTACTGTTGATGCAGGAAGTACTAACTTCAAGAATTTTAGTGCTGATATTATCACTGCCGGGATATTAAAGGGTAGCAATGGTGCATTCTATTTAGATAGTGGAGCACTTCACGTTTGGCAAAACAACCATGATGCTTGGATGGATCAAAATGGTATTCATGATTATGATAACCAAGGAAATAACGTTTGGATTTCCAAGGGAGCTATTAATGCTTATGGCAATTCAAGTGGTGCTTATCTCTATGATGGTGGGTTATATTTGCATAAGAGTCAGTCGCTTTCTGATGCGGTCTTGAATCCAAATTATGGGAGCATTACTAAGAGTGATAACATTATATCTTTTGGAACATCAGGTTTAGATATAGAAGGTACGGATGGATTTCTACTTAGAACTCATGGTTGGAACGATCAAACATTATCTTATTTAAATGGGAATGAAATTATTGGTGCTGGTATTGCCGGTAAAAGTGATGGCTTTATGAATATTGCTGCTAAGAAGCAACTCTTCCTATATGCTGGCGAACCGGTTCAGAACGATATGCTAAAAACAATACCTAAATTAGTATTGGACGGGACATATCAAAATGGTCAAACAGCATTGAAAGGCACGTTCTCACAATATTTCTTTCAAGGGCCATCGAGTGGCTTTTCTGGGGGAATAACATTACAAGATGACTTTGTTAATGTAGGAAGCTTAAATGGGAAAAATTATTTTTCTATTAATAGTGATGGAGCAATTAATATTACAGCTAATGGTAAAAGTATTCTATCTTTAAACGGATTATTCCCGGGGGTTAATGGAGATTTTAATGTTAATGGCGAAGTTAATATAACAAATGGTCATGGATTAACCGTTAAAAATTTACATGTTACTAATTGGTTAGGAGTAGATGGTTCTAAAAATTCAATTGTTAATACCAGTCAAGGTACAGTTGCCATTAACGCTTATGAAACTGCTGAATATTACTTTGGCGATATTGGTGAAGGACAAACTAATTCTAATGGGATTGCCTATATTGGAATTGAAAAACTTTTTAACGAAACTGTTAATACTTCAATCCCATACCAAGTTTTTATTACTGCGTATGGTCCGGGTAATGTTTGGGTTGAACAACGGAAAAAAGATCGTTTTATGGTTAAATCTTCTCAACCAAACATTAAATTCGGCTGGGAAATCAAGGCAAAACGTAAAGGCTACGAACATACCCGTCTGCAAAATGTTGACAATATGATAGAAAAGCCAGCAGGCATTAAGTAATACCATTAGCTTTACTAAAATTGATAATGCAGAAACGGAGGATTAACTATGGATATTTACATGAATAAGCTTACTTACGATTATGATGATGACGGTAATCCGGTTGATGTCCTAATTGGCTTTTCGTCTGGTATGGATAAAGAATCACAGTATATCTATGCCAACATCAAGTTGACTAAGGACGATCTTGGCGAAGGCAAGACATTTGATAGTATCTCGAATAAAGACCTTGTTGCAATCGCTCGGACGAAGCTTTACAACTTCACTAAACCGACTACGGAATAATGTGGTTCAGTTTGCTTATTTGACTACAGTTTTTTAACTCTATGTTGAAAAGCTGATAAACTTATAGAGAAATTAAATAGTAAAATTAAATATTTAGAGGGAGATAAATAGTTTATGAGTAATCAAGAAGAAAGCAATCCAATGAATGTAGATGCTAATGTACTTTTAGACGATTATAAGAAACAAGTAGGAGATCTTGATTTAAGTATTAAGGTTAAGGATACTCAAATTAAAAATTTCCAAAGAGAAAATCAACGTTTGCGGGAACGGGTTAAGTCTTTACAAGAGCAAATTAATACTTTATCTGGAAAAGATGAAAAGTCTAGTAAGGATAAAAAATAATGTTAAAAGATAAATTAGAGGCTGAACAAGAACAGTTAGACGCTAAGGTTAAGAAACTTGAAGCGTTCCTAACTGATAAAGAAAAATTAAAAGATCTCAAGTTCAAACAAATTCAGTTATTGCATAAGCAACTTGCAGGAATGAAAACTTACTTAGAAGCCTTAACGGAACGAATTAAGAACTTATGATATTAAGGGCAGGTTAAATACCTGTCCTTTTTATATTAAAACTAGAATTTACTAAGTAGGTGATATAATGGCAATGGCTGATGGTCGTTATTACCTAGATCGATGTGCTTTTAGAATACTAAATAGTGATGGTTCACAACAAAATCGCTTTGACTTTTCAATTAACCCACAATCAATTCAAGAGCAAACACAAGCCCGTACAGCTTATATGAATACTAAAGACTGGGGAACTGTTCAGAACTTTGGTATGGGTCAAAAGTCAATTACTATTTCTGGTACAACTGGTTGGCAACATGGTTTAGGTATAGATCAAGCATGGCAATTAAAATCTTTTTTAGACACATATTTAAATAATTATCCGACTGGAACCGAGGATAACCACCCTGTTCTAGTCTTTGATAACTATACTGATAACTACTCTTATAAGGTTGCTATTTCACCATCTGGCTATCAATTTAGTCAAGACGTATCGCAAGCAATCCTTGTTAAGTACACAATTAATATGATTGTAGTTGGTAACACAGACCAAGCGTCTGCTAGTGATCGTACTAATACATTAATAGGTAGACCCGGTGAGGGTGGGATGACAGATGGTAATATGAGTAATGCTACTAGCTCTGCGATTGCTAGTTTAAGGAGGGATATAAGATAGTGACAGGTAAGAATAATTATTTTGACCCAATTACATTAGACGAATACTTTTTATATTCCCTACCTGATATTACGTCTGATAATCGTTTAATTATTCCCGAATTGCAATTAAAGACTTTTAATGGGTTAGCTAATCAACCACAACTACAGGTGTCTGAATTAACTAAGATGTTTCAGTATTATACCTTATCTTATTTACCAATCTTCTTTGGTAAGACACCAGCAGATAGATCTTTTACTAATAAGTTAGCTCATACCAAAATGTTTTCATATAAGCCGGGGGCGTATAAGTTATTAAATGCAGTTTATCTTGAAATTAGGTCATTAACTTGGCACTTAGATAATGCACCAGATTTAATTCAGTACATCAGTAAAAAGGATATTGTTCGTATTCGTTATAATTTAAGAGTAATGGCTGACTGGTGTGGAGACTATACAGAGTACTTGGATTTTATTCCAAAGCTAAGACAGTTGGAGGTTGACTTAGGTTTTATTGAAAATAAGCTTAATTATATTGTTAATCATTATGGTTACACTAAGTAAGGTGGTGAGATTTTGAGTGCTTATAAACATTACGTAATTCAAGAGGGAGACACAATTCAGACAATTGCCTTTAAGCTTTATCAAGATATGGAGCAATGGCACATGTTGGTTAACCTTAATCATTTAGAATACCCATACATTGTTGACACTCCACAAGAAAAGATGGGAAATCCAGAACATCTTTTAACTCGTGGAGATCGAATGCTATTACCTAATGACCAAGATACTTGGCAAAGAGCAAGTGAGAATAAGATTATTGAGTCGAATACCGCTCATTATCAACCAGCCTATTATGATACTGTTTTAGGTATGGATCTTGCTTTAAATGTTAATACTGATGGTCATATGGACGAAGCTTTTGGTATTTTAGACTCAGACGGACACCAACCTAATACTGTGGTAGGAATACAGAACTTAAAACAGAGTTTAATCTTACGGATTTTAACACGTAAGGGAACACTTTTATTTCACCCCGAATATGGGTCTCTCTTGCCTGATATGCTTGGTAAACAGATGAATAGGCAATTGCTCATGGATGCTAAAAATGAGCTTAGGCGTACGCTCACGTCCGATCCACGAGTAAAGAATGCAACAGTAACGTCTGCTAAGATGTCATATACCTCGATGTTCTTAACGGCAGATATTACACCAATTGGTTCAGACAAGATTTTTAATCTTTACCTTTACCAATCCGAAAATGGAGAAATTTCAATTAGATAGGAAGTGAATGGATTTGGCAATTGATACTTCAGCAGATACAACTCAAATAGATAAAAATGGTTTTGCTTTTAGAAAGCCAGTCAAATTATTCAGTCTGAAATTGACCAAGTAAGAACACATACTGATTTAATTAATGACTTTAGCACTGGTTCGATTACTCGTACTTTAATCGAAGCCGAAGCAATTGAAATTGAAAAACTTTATTATTACACATTAGAAAACCTACAGAAGTCGATTGATGACGCAGTAACTTCGGCTTTTGGCTTTACACATAAGAGTGCTACCTATGCTTTTGGTGACGTTTTTGTTCGACTTAACGGGACTTTACAACAGGATTTAGTAGTAGACCGAGGTACTCGTTTTTATTCCACTAACCCTAATTATGAACAGGTATATAGGACAATGGTTCCCTATCGTGTTCCTAAAGGGGCTAAGTCATTTACTATTCCAGTTTATTGTACTGTAATTGGTTCTTATGGTAACATTCCAGATCGGATAATTGATCGTACAACTGATATTGGCGGAATTGCAGAAGTTTATAATCCTGAGGCTTTTAATACAGGTGAAGACGAGGAAAATCCACAACAGGCTAAAGTTCGATTTAGACAGATGATCCAGTCTCTAGCTCGTGGTACTAGTCAATCCTTAAAGTATGTTGCAGAAAGTGTTCCGGGAGTCGCTGGTGCTAATGTTTATGAATCTACCTATGGAGCAGTAGTAGTTTATGCACATGACGCTAATGGTAACTTGGGTGATGATCTTAAACAGCAGATTGCGGATCGGTTAGTTGATTATAAACCAGCCGGAATTAAGGTCATGGTTTATCCAACTCATAAATCAGTAGTTGCTCTTGACGTTACAGTAAGAGTAGATAATACAGATTTGTTAACTAATGACTTTCTGGCTTTAATTAAACAAAATCTTGCTAATTATATTAATTCGCTTACTGTAGGTGAACCTCTTTACAAAGCAAACATTATTCAAAAGATAATGGATACTGACGATTTAGGTTTACTTGATACGACAGTGGACGTTAAAGTCTATCCAGATAGAAAGATGCTAAATAATCCCGGAATTAGTGATGATACAATTATTAATATCAAGGGTGCAGAAGTAAAACAACCCTACCTTAGACCTACTGATATTACCCAAGATGGGACTTATGGTATTTTAGGTCGTAAGTCTAATAAGCTTACTGAACAAGACGGGGTGAGCTGGAAAGATTCTATTGTAAAGGATAAACAACCAGAGCAAGATGAGATTACAGAGGGTTTAGATATAGATGATGTCTATAGAACCAATTCAAATGAAATCTTACGTCTAGCTATCTGTAATATTAAGTTCAAACAAGAGGCTAATGAAGCAGACCCTACAGTTTTAATCAATGATAAAGCACCACAAGATGATTCCTTGCCAAGTGTATTAGCTAATGGAATTGGTAAATAGGGGGTGTAGGTTATGAGTATTGCTAATAACTTACATCCATTATGGAAAGGTGCTTTAAGGGGTTATAATAAGCCTACAGGGGAAGTTAATGATGCTCTGATTAATGCGCTCCAGTATGAAGTAGATCGGGCAGAAGCTAGTATGTATTCGACTAAGATTGACTCTTACTTAGATACTGCTAGGGGTGTTTGGCTTGACTATTGGGGTAGCTGGTTGGGGTTGCAACGTCTAAGTGGTGAAAATGATTATACTTATCGGGAAAAGTTAAAACACCATGTTTTGCATAGTCGAAGTACGAATAACAGTATTAGACAAGCACTTGCTGATTACTTGCATACTAACGTAGGTAATATTTATATTTATGAGCCTTATCGTGATATGTTTATCTGGAATTCTAGCAAGTGGAATACTTATAAGTTTTATCCTTCTACTTATTACCGCTATGCAGTAATTGACGTTCAGATTGATTCTCCGATTAATACAATTGCTGGTGAAATTATTAATCTATTTAGACCTGCTGGGGTTATCTGGGTTATTACTTCCTTAGTTAATGTATTAAATACTAAAGCGCCAATTATTGACTTTACTGCTTATGATAAATACAACTTTGTAACCGAAGATGTTGATTATATTGGGTTTACTGAAAGAGACGCTAATTATATTCTCCCTAATTTTGATCGAACTATCCATGTAACTGATCCATTTATTTATAACGATAGCTTGTTAAACGGAGGAAAGAAATATTATACTCCCGGTGGTTTTCATAATATGATTTGGCTTGGTAAGGTTTTAAAGGATTACCAACCAACTCAAACCTTAGATACAGGACAATCAAAATCATTTGTAGAAATGCTACCATTACAAGATTATAATGCAATGTCAAGAATTGATAGCTTATCTAAGGACTTTGAATATAATTCCCTAGGTATTGGTGGAGGAATTGATTTCTATACTTTCTTAGGGGGTAATTTAACTGGTAATACTCCTAAGCAAGCAGTACTTAATAAATTAGATAAATTCCCAATCAAGACTCTTGCTACCTATATGAAAGTTAAGGGTATAGGCAGTAAACAAACAATTCACCCCTATGTATATGATTTTATTAATAATATGTGGGTAAAGTTTTCTGATTATGAATTAAGTTCAAAATATAAGCTATACCGGATTAGTTTTAATACCTTGAAACCTTACCTTAATAATAATGGAATTATGTATGTTAAGTTTATGTTCGATACTCAGTCTTCCATTTCTGTAGATTACTTTGGCTTTGATTATGAAGACGATAGTGTTGGAGTAATGAGAATGGGATCGATTGATGGTCAATTTAAGATGGGTGCATATACACAAGATAGATATGATGATTAAGAGACAGGTTAATCCCTGTCTTTTTAGATTCAACTATATTAAAGCAAGACAAAAGAGACTTTCTAGTATACTAAGAAAGAATAAATTAAAGGAGCAATTAAAATGGTTGTTAAGTTTACGCAAGCATATATGACAACAGATTATCCAGATGAAAATGGTAACTACTACTATCCTGTATTTGTACCAGAAAATGCTCATGTACAGTTACCAATCGTTACTTCGATGCCAGACGCTAGTTTAGGAAATCGTGGTATTCGTTATGATTGGAACACTAATAGCTGGACTGTATCAAGTGATGACCCACTAATTAAAAAGATTAATACTCTTGAAGCACAATTGAATGGTTTAGTTTCAGCTTCTAAAGGTGATAACAGTACTCAGGAGAATCCTAGTTCAACTCAACCAACTACCCCAGCTAGTTCTGCTGATAGCTCGTCTACTGCACCTGCAAGTCCTAATGGTAGTACATTATCTAATATGATGAATATGTTTAATGGAATGAACCCGAGTCCAGCTAACGCAACTAGTCAAGCTCAACCAGCTAGTTCTGACTCTAGCTCAGCAGACGTTAATTCAGTAAACCCAGACACTCCAGACCCAACAAAGGACAGTGATAAGTAATGAGAGCTGAATTTTACGACAATTATTGGTATAACCAGATGTGTGCGGGTTATGAAAAAGGAGTATTTAAAGAAGAATGGTACATCGATAAGGCTGTAGATTTTGGCTGGATTGATGAAAAAGAGGCACAAGTCTTACATAAGAAATATTTTACAAAACCAGACGATATTATCATTCCTAATCCTCCTGCTTCTATTCAACTCTACGTATCTACTACGAGTGTAGAAGTAAGGGGTGAATAGAATTGGCAATTGAAACTAACATGGGACACGTTCTCCAAGCTATTGATTTTAGCCAAAAACGTGATCTTTATTTTGTATTAGGTCGGGATAAAGACTGGCCGGATCCTTCTAGTCCTAGCCCTGAGAGTGTAACTACTACTATGATTGAGAATCCATTAGCCGTAGTTAAGGTTGATCGGTTAGTCTTATGCTATAAAACAGACGAACACGTTCCAGATAGTGCTTCGGATGGTGACGATTTTGTTATCTATAAGGGTAGCAAGTGGAAGACTATTAGATCAGACCAAGTATTAAGTAATAACCAATTACTCCAACCTGCTAACTATGTTTGTTTAATTGGTACTTTAGACGTAGCTAAGTTACCAATGTTTAGCTTTACTCAAATCGGTGTAGCAGAAGATGTAGCAATTGCAGATAATGCTCCGTCAAAACATGAAGCACAAAAGCAAAATGTTACTAATTGGGGTAATATGTATTTCTATGAAAATAGACCAATGGAAACCTATGGTAATACACAACGTAAGATTATGAAGTACATGATTCAGTTTTAGATTAAAACCTAAGTAGAAAGGAATGATAAAAGTATATGGCAGGAACAATTGATGATAGCCAACAACCTTATGGAAACCACTTTAACCTCTCTAAGAGATTTTCTAAGGTTTTATTCCGCCCCGGAAGACCTGCACTGAGTTCAGAGTTGCTTGAATTGCAAAGTATTCAAAACAATCAACTAGAAATGCTAGGCGATTCTCTTTTTCAAGAAGGGGCTATTATTTCTGGGATGGAAATTATTCCAAAACCAGACAGACAACAGCAGATACCAAGATGCCAAACTCGTTCTCAGTAGCTAGTTTGTTTGCTAATAATTCTAAATATTCAACAGGTGGCTATGTTCGAGATGGTAGAATTACGGTAACAACGGAGGGTAACTTACCTACTGATGTTCCATCTATTGACTTTACTGGTAATGTTACTCAGGGGTTAGGTGTAGTAGTAAGTTTTACTATTAGTAAGAACTCTGGTAATTTAAATAAGATTAATTTAGTGGGTGACGACAGTAAGTTAGAATTAATTAGTTGGACGGTAGACGGTAACACTATTAGCTCTAGTATTACTGATTTAACTAATGCCTCTGCTTTAGTTTTGACTAATGGAAACCAAGTTAATCTTAATGATGGCTCACATAAGTTTGTTGTTAAGTATCGTACTAAGGCTTCTGGTTCTGTTAGTTTCAAACTTGCTATTAATGCAGGTTATGATCCAACTTCTAATACTGCTGAAGTTAATATTGATAAGCTTTATATTGAAGACGGTAACGAAGCTACTGAGTGGAAGATTAACTCTAAAGACTCAGGTATTGCTTCTGATACTGAACGGATTAAGAATTATACTGTAAAATCTGGTCGAGTATACTTAAATGGTGCCGTTCGAGAATTTGATCAACAAGATTTTTCAATTAAGGGAACCGGTCGGGAGGAAATTGGTTTAAGACTCGATGAAAATATTGTTACGGCTAGTGATGACCCATCCTTACTTGATGATACTCCCGGCGCAGTAACTAAGGGTGAAGCTGGAGCAGATCGACTTCATTATAGTGTTGCTCTTACCTATCAAGATGCCAGTGCTACACCTTTTGTAGTATTCCAAGATAACGTTCTTAATCAAAGAGCAATTAAACCAGACTACTCTAACCTAGAACCAATTTTAGCTAAACGTACCTATGACCAATCTGGTTCTTTCCGTTCTTATGGTTTTGAAGCTCACTTGAGAAAGAATCCAGATCCATCTAAGGGTGCACAAGATCCAACAGACGCAAACAAAATCTTACTTGATATTGATGCTGGGCAAGCTTATGTACAAGGTTATAGTATCTCTACTTCTGAACCTACTACGCTTAAACTTGACGTTGCTAATCAATTAGGTACTGCAACTAACGAAGGTTTCTACTATCGTGGCGATGGCTCAAATTACCAATTAATTAACCAACCAGTTAGAAATGTTTCTGGGGTTACTTATACGTCACGTGAAACCATTAATCATGCACGCGGTGCAGGTAGTGATGTTAAGGATAACTTTACTAATAAGAATGTTACTTATATTCGTAAAGTTTGGAATAATGCAAAAGAATTTGAAGAAGGAAAACATTTCACGTATGTAGGGAATACTATTTACTGGGGGTTGATCTTAAGGGTAATCCTCTTCCAAATGCTAATGACCTACCTACTCCCGGACAAAGTTATAATATTACTTATGACTATGCTACTAATGCTAAAGAGGGTACCGATTATCGAGTAGCTGTACAAGATGGTGTTACCTCTATTGATATTGATAGCATGAAAGGTGCTAAACCAGTTGCGGGTTCAACAATTAATGTTACTTACAGTTACTTTACTGCTCGGATTGATATGATTAGAATTACTATGGATCAAGCAAATCCATTTAAGATTATTAAGGGACAACCCGGACCAATTAATTCAATTACCCCTCCAGTAGTAGATGATCCATTAACGCTTGAACTTGGTTATGTATATATTGAGCCTAATTCGCATAATGCTGTCTTTACTATGCAAACCATTACTCGGATTACTTTTGAATCATTACAACAATGGGGACATCGTTTAGATAATGCAGAATACAACATGGCTCTTAATTATATGCAATCTGATGTCAAGCGTTCAGAAGACCCAGTAGTATTGAAAGATGCTTTTGCTGATAGTTTTGCTACAATTGCTAACCGTGACGACAGTAATAGTAATGTTGCATATGACTTTGAAAATGGTGAAATTTCTATTCCAGCACAAGCTAAGGCTGATTTATCACCTGACATGAATAAGGCTCTTTCTAATATTTCATTGCATGGTAAATTAGTTCGTCCACCTTATCATGAAGTTGAAGCACTTAGCCAATCTATTGCCACTGGTGTTATTAATATTAATGAGTTTAATATTTTCTCTGCTAATGGTAATTTAACTATTGATCCTGCTGTTGATAATTGGATTGATAGTAAGACTACTACTGACTTTAAGCGTGTTGATAAAGGTACGATTAACATGGATAAGTGGTGGAGACACATGAGTGACACTAGCATGGGCTGGTATAATGATGGTCGTACTGCACAAGAACATGCCATTGATCAAGCTGGTCAACAGTTAATGCGTTATGGTGGTCTTAACGGGGTTGTTGATACTGGTGCTGGTAACACCTTAGGTCAAACTGGTTGGATGATTGGTGATGGGGGTACTTCTACTACGGACTCTTTAGTCGAATACATGAGATCTAAGAAGATTACTTTTAAGGCTACTAACTTTAGACCTTTAACTGATGGTTACACAATTACGATTGATGGTACTCCAGTTCAAGAACCTACCCCCGAAAACGACAACTATAAAGGAACTAAAGCTAATACCTTTAAGGCTGATAATAAAGGTGAGATTCATGGTACTTTTGTAATTCCGGGTGGATCTATTCGTTGTGGGACCAGAGTAGTTAAGATTGTTAATGGTAGTGGTGATGTGGCTTCTACTAACTACACCGCTAATGGTACTCTTAGAACAACCACTAACGTTATTGAAAAACAAACTTATACTGTTAACCTTTGGGACCCATTAGCTCAATCATTCTACCTACAAGAAACTAGACAATTATCGTCTATCGACTTGTACTTTATGACTAAGCCCGCTAGTGCTAATAGTAATGAAGCCCATCGTCCTCAATTAATCGTTCAAATTCGGGAATTAGGAGATACCCAATATCCTAATCGAATAGTTAGAGCAGAGCAATATCTGGACCCAGAAGAAATTCATACTAGTAATGACGGTAGTGTTGCAACTCGGATTACCTTTGATGATCCAGTTACTCTTAAAGCTAACGAAGGTTATGCGGTGGTCTTAATTTCAGATAGTAATGAATATACTGTCTTTAAGGCTACTAAGGGTGAAACTGTTATGAGCGCTGGTAAGTCTGAAACTGGTTACAACACTAACTATCAAGCTATCTATAATGATGACCCACAAGCTACCGGTCAAAACTTTACTATTTCGTCTACTGTTTCTGCTAATGTGGGCGATGTTTTAGGTAAAGCACCTAACTCAAATGGTGACTTATTCATTTCTAACAACGGTATGACTTGGACTGCTGACGGTGCTTCTAGTTTGAAGTTCAGAGTTAACGTAGCTGAGTTCTTAGATAATGGTCAAGTTGTTTTTGACCCAATTATTATGTCTGACTTTAACCAATCTGCTAATACAGTTTGGGATAAGGAAACTGATATGGGACCTAACATGGACTATAAAGGAACAACTCCTAACACTTATCTATCAGCGGTTGACCGTTTAGCCACCTTGACTAACTTCTTAACTTATCAAAACACTGCTATGCACTGGTACATTAAGCTAGTTCAGCAATCAGATATTAATACCGATGGTAGCAATAATTTAACTACTATATTGGATAAGGCACAATGGAAACCATTAGTTGTTAATAATAACAATAAAGTGGTATCTGTTCCGGGGACTACTACTACTACTGTTCCTAAGATTACGACAAGTAATGATCCACAACAACTTGATGGTGAACTTGCTTTATTCCAAAACACTTATGCTATCCAGTTAATGGCTGAGTTTACTACTGATAGATACATTGCTCCTATCTTAACTACTGAGTCGCTAAGTTTAGTATCTATCCTTACTGGTACTAAGGCTCATTATGAATCTATTAACTTAGACGAGTCGGGTGATGCTCATTTTAATAAGGTTAAGATTCAATATGACGCTTATATTCCTAATCCGGGAGCAGAGGAGTCTTATGTATTACCTATGTATTCGGTAGACGGTGGGAATACTTGGTATAATTTCCCAGAGGACGGTGGAAAGAGTACAACGTTAAATAAGGACGCTTCTAGCGGTTCTAAACCAACCTCAACTAAGCGAGTTAGTCCTTACTTTACTCGTTATATCTTCCAAGCTACTATTCCAGATGTTACTTATACTGGTGCAGACGGTAAACCTAAGAAAGGTATGGATCAAAAACATTTAGCTACTCAGTTTAAGGTTCGTCTTAACTTGCACGCTTCTAGTAATTTTAGAAGCCCTAAGGTAAGGAAATTGTCTGGTGTCTTCAAGTATGATATTTAATTAATAAATAGAATTAGAAAGTACTTAGTTTAGTGACTAGGTACTTTTTATTTACT